ATCGTCAAAAAAAGCTTCAAGGAGTAATTGTTCTTGTAAGATTTGCTCTGAGAGCTTTGCTGAGAATGGGTACGACTCGTTCAGCGGAATGGCTATTCCCAAAACCTTAGTGATATAGTCGTGGCTCTCCAATAAGCTATTTCTATTGCGCACACTAAAAGTGCGCCAGTTCTCCATTATTAACTGCATGTCAGACATGGCGCGCTCCTATACTGTATACAAATAGCCCATTGCGTATGAATCACGTACATACCCCGGGCGAATCGAGCCCTTCTCTACTGCCTGTGGAACATCGCCCAACTCCGTAGAATCAGCTTTGTCTGGGTGTATGAGTTCGTCATCGCTCATAGAAATAATGGCGTCGGTACTCTCGAAATATGGGCGCTCTTCATCGATAAAACTAGAAATGTTGATTAACGCTAGTTTGGAAGCTTTAATAGATTCGTCAGACGGTTCCTGTATTGTAGCTTCGTATGAACCAAAAAATGATCCGGCACGAATTGACTCGGGAATAATAATACCGCGCTTTTGGAGATGCGTAAAGAGGCGGTTCTGGGCGCCGTACACCATGTCGTTAACCACGTCTTTGGGAAAAGCAATAACTTTGCTATTAGAGGGAGACAAGACAATATCTATATCTCCGTGGTCAAACACCATGACATCCCCGCTTAAACTTTTTCGAGCGTCAAGCTCTAGTCTGACTTTCTTTTCATTGGACTTCTCTCCAACCTTAATTACTATGGCCATCAGTACTAAGCTCCTTTGCAAGTTTTTGTGTTTTTAAAATTGTTGTCAACAGCTTTTCGTTAATACCCTCTTGAGCATATGACTCTAAGGTGCTTAATACCTGGCGACTCTTTTCAACCATCTCTGAATCCTTTCGCACATCTTGGTGCTCCGGCGCCGCAGACATAACTTCCTTCAGTCGAGAAATCTCTTCATTTAAAAATATTTTCAATGATAATCCATTGTCTGCAAAAGAAGATATAAACCTAGACAGAAGCTCTTTTTGCTCATCTAGTAATTCACCGTCATACTTCTCGTTGAACTTGTTAACAAACGTGCGATAAACAACACCATCGATTGGCTGATCAAGTTGGGTGATGTGGGGCTCTTTCTGCATCTCAAGGACAATTTGGTTTTCAAGAATGATTCGGTCTTTTGGGCTTGTGGCGTCAGAAAAGATCTGATCAATCGTAGCTAAACGTTTATAGTTGGGAACAAAATTATTAAACACAGTTGGAGAAAGCTCCTTATTGACATCGTGAATCAAGTCTGTCTGTGCGTTAAAAAGATCGGGACTTGACATCATTCGCCGCTGAAGTTTAGCTTCCCTTAAAATCTTCTCGCTGGTCTTCGGATCAAAGTCCTGGCTCTCATATAAGGAACGATAACACTCTAGATCTCTTTTTAGTACTGAACTATTTCCAAAGTGCTTTCTCATAATAGAGACAATTTTACGTTGTCTGTCCTTATCGTTTTTTAAGATCGCAACGGTATTCTCCCTCACTAGGGCTTCATATACAAAGGCCGTGTTGCGTTTCTTATTGTGCTTTATCTTCATCCTGTTGCTCCATTAAAGTTTTATTATTAAATTCAAGATCGCTCAAAAGAGTTCGTACTGATTCATTTATTTGAAAGACACGGTCTTCCTCAGCTATTTCTCTCTGACTATAAGTAGAGTGGTCATACTCTGAAATACCTATTCCTATTCCAGCTCCATTTTTTAACGCAGCTAAGTCTGTCAAGCCCGGAACGATATTTCTTAGCGTGCTTGAGCTTTTCTCCTTAGAGTATTTAGCTGCATTTGATCTGGTGCGGGCGCCGGCAGATCTGCGGTCAACGCGCTTTGGATGATAAACCTTGCCTTTGGCTCCCGGTGTCAATCTAGGAGAGTTTCGAGATCCTGGCGGTACAGCAAGGAGCGGTGAGTCGTCACCTGCAGCCTCATCTCCACCTGCGTCACCGGCCGGCATTTCTTCTGGTCCACCCAGATCGCCCTCGAGATCTCCACCTAAGTCACCACCTAAATCATCGCCTCCTAAATCGCCACCAAGATCGCCACCAAGGGATCCGCCGGCTTCGCCGGCTGCTGCAGCTTCTGCGACCGCTTGAAGAGCTGCGTCGTGTTCTCTATCATAATACATTTCTCGTTGATTGCGAACGAATTCTTCGTTAGACATCGCAAAGACGTGTTCAGCTACCCAGCGACGTGAAAAGTAACCTTCCGTGGCTGAGCCGGCGATATCAAACTTCTGCTTCCAATGCTCAAGCTCTTGAAGCTCTGCAATCTTTGAGGGGTTGTTTAAGCTTAGGTCGAAGCCCAACAAATCATCCCCGCGGAAACCCAAGGTATACAAGTGGATAATCCCGATCTTTGTTAGTTCTGCGATAATGACTCGCTGTAATCTCTGCACGGTGCGTGAGAACCGAATGTCCTTCTGGGCTAAGGTGGTCTTGTCTTCTGCGGCGCCTTCGCCCATGGCAAGATATGCCTGGGGGATCTTTAACGCAGAGAAGAGCTTGTCGCGCAAGTACTTAATGTCGTCAATCTGGGTAATGTTTTGTGCTCCCGCTAAGCTTTCGATTGCCGTGGCTGAGCCCGGTCTAACCGGCAGGAAGTAATCTTCCTCGATAGACATGGGATTGTATCGTAAATCGACGCGACCAGTGCTCTTATCAACAACCGAGTGTCTCTTTAGGTTTGTTACAATCTTCTGCATGTATTGCTCCACATCTTGTGGAGGGATAGAGCCTACGTCGATCTTGAAAACGCGGCGCTCGGATGAACGCACCACACGATAAGCCATCATTGCATCTTCCATAAGTGTCAATTGGCGCCAAATGCGACGTGCTGGCTCAAGAACAGACGTACCATATGGCGAATATTTATCATTTCCAAGAATGCGGAAATGCGCAACTTGCCAGTTTTCAAACGTCATGCCGCCCGAGTTCCATTGGTATTGAATATAGTTGGGGTTCGTGGAGTCAAGCCCCTCTAATCTTTCAATCTCGCTAGATGGAAGCGCAATTACGGACTGGACACCATATTTGTCATCGATGTCCAAATAAAGAAAGAAGTCACCATACTTGCACATTGTTCGTGCCCAGCCAAAAAGATTATATTTGAGATTTAAAATGCTGTCAAACAAAATTGCAAGGACTGCCTTGATTTCTTCATTGGAACATTTAATATTGAGCATTGGACGTAATTCAGAATAAGTTGTCATCTCGTCTGCGTAGATGTCCATTGTCGAGGCGATCTCCGGCATGTATTCCATTTGATCGAAATCTATATAACGCTCGGCACGTTGTTGGTTTTGAATAGCATTAGTTGAAATCGTGTCTAATGGATTATAAAGAGTCTTCTTAAACTGTTGTCCAGAAGCAGATTTAAATCGACTTGAAAATTTATCGAGATGCTGGCGCCGAATGCGGCGGCCTGACTGCGATCTATAGTTTATGATCGGGCCCGAGAAAAGACGGGTCAAAGCCTTAAAGAGGCTATTTTGGGAATTGGCAGGGTTTTTATCGTTAGGGGGCATTTATTGTCTCACTTTATAATCCATTTATATTGGCTATATAAATCTTTTGCATCACTCATTTTATCAAAAACGTTATCTTTTTTATAGCCTTCTTGTCCTTTAATTTGAGTATTCATAGTAGTTTTAGTAGTATAGATGGCGTCTACAAATGCTTTTTGATAATTTAAATCTCGCGCATTTGCTTGAATAGCTGTATCTCGGACCCAACAAGCGATGGCAAGAGCCATGATTAAGTCATCATGGTATCCTTTCATTGCTTGTGGTTTACCATTCCTCCAAATAAAAGTTTTCATTTCGTTTGTTGTACGAGATGAATATATCTTAATTAGTTTGTTTCTAATGAATTCTTCTAGTTTTGCAACAATGAGAGGGCGCGTTTTCATTGTCGTAGAAAACCCCGGCACTACATTGCTCCTAAAATCTGCTTGATATTGTTCAATATACTCGTGAGTCGCCTTCACTGAGTGGTATACATTTGGATAGCGGTGCTCGTTTATTAATTTCTCTAAAACAGAATACCCAATATTGTTGTTTTCTACAACCACCATGCAATTACCAAATTCGCGGCCGGCGCTGTTGAGCAAAGTTGCGTACATATCTAGGCTGGGCTTTCCTTGATATTCCCCTATTGCCTCTAGGGTTTCAAGTTTTATAATATGAAAAGTAGAGTAATCTGCACCATCGCCCCGGGCGACATCTGCGACCAAAAGATAATTGCACGACGGATCATACTCTTCCCAAATCCAAAAGTTTCGATCAAACGCAGTACGATATTTGGGCTCACAAATATTTGTCAATACCCACTCCATACAATCTGGGTCAATAACAGTTTCACCAGATGTATTGAAATTACATTCTAGCTCCTGAGCTATTTGTCGCTTAGACATATTCTTGGTTTCTTTATCATACCAAACTTTGTCTCTATCGGGGTGGACATCCCACGGTAGTGTAGTTAAGTTAAAATTATTGGTGCCAGCTTCTGCATCAGTGCACGCTTTATGAAACCAGTTGCCAACACCATTGGGAGTTGACAACGCGATGCACCGCCCACCAGTTGAAAGTGTGGGATACAAGCCAGTCCATAATTCTTCGAGCCCTTCAATGTGTGCTGCCTCGTCAAGTACCAAAAGAGACAACGCTTCCGAACGACCAGCATCGCCAGATGTAGAAGTGGCTTTTATCGAAGAACCATTCGAAAGTTCGAAAGAGGTGCGGTTGTCCACACTGATAGTGGCTATCTTCAACCAATCGG